ATGACTAAAGCTCTTTTTTCGCAGCGCGACCTCGAAGCTTACAAAACCCTCAAGCCGGTCAAGCTGGCCGTCGCGCCCGGCCTGCGCCTGTACGTATCGCCCAAGGGCATCAAAACGTGGTTCGTGCGGTATTCCATCGCGGACGTGATGACCGAACGCGCGCTCGGCGCCTTCGGGCACGGCGAAGGGGAATATACGCTCGTTCAGGCGCTCGCTGAACTGGCGACCATCAAGGCGGCGGCGAAGCAGAAGCGCGACCATCTCGAGGACGAACGCCGCGCCGCGGCTGAAGCCCGCGCGAATGGCGAGGACATGACCGTCGCGGACCTGTACGCGGTATGGCATCCGACTATCGCGATCAAGCGCGGGCGCCGCCACGGTCGCAAGGACGGTGGCGCCTACGTGGATTTCGTCTGGAACAAGCACCTTTCCCCCGCCTTCGGCGGCGTCGAATTGCGCCGTCTGACGCGCCAAACGGTGAGCGCGGCCCTGTCCAAGATTTCGGCGAGCGGCCGCACGCCAATGGCGATTATCGCCTTCAAGGTGCTGATGCAAATGATGCGGTGGGCCGACAAGCGCAATCCCTACCGCCGCCTGCTGATCGATAGCGACCTGCTCGGCATGACCGAAGCCGAAGACGTGATTGTCGGCGACTACGACCCGCGCGACAGCGAACGCGCCCGTATCCTCTCAGATATCGAACTGCCCGACTTGGCGGCACGGCTCAAGCGCTCGACCATGCCCGAGCGCGGCAAGCTGCTGGTTAAGATCATGCTCGGCACCGGAACGCGTGTCGGCGAGACAGTCGCGATGAAGCGCGAGGATATCGACCTTGATGCGGGCGTCTGGAACATCCCCGCGAGCGACACCAAGACCGGCGTCGCGCATACGGTCTACCTGTCGGAATTCGTCAAACGGCAATTCGCGGCGCTGTTTGAGTTGGCGCCGCCGAAGGGTTATCTGTGCCCGGCGCGCGGCCACAAGGACCGCCCCGTTGGCGAAACGGCGATCACGCCGAACAGCGTTTCAACGTGGCTGAATCTGCGGCAGAAAGACGACATCGAGCCCGGCATCATCCCGCGCGAGGAAGTCGGCGTGCTGAAACTGGCGGGCGGGCGCTGGACACCGCACGACCTGCGCCGCACCGCCGCCACGACCATGCAGCGATTGGGCGCCGACAAGGCGATTGTGCATCGCTGCCTTGCTCATGCGACCGATACGAAGTTGGATCGCACGTACCTGCATCATCGCTATGAAGTCGAGATGCGCGACGCGTGGGAAAAGCTTGGCGCCCACCTCGACGTGCTGATGGGCGATCCAGAGCCAGCCGCGGCGGGACTGCCGCCGATGCTCGAAGCCGCATAACCCCACGCCTCGCAGAAACACGAAGCCCCGCAAACGCGGGGCTTACTCTTTGCGCGGCAATGGCGCATTCGTCGCCGTGATCAACGGTCGCAGATCGGGATAGGACAGCGCCAGTACATTAAGCATCGCAACGCCGAGCCGCCGCGCGAATTCATCATCAAGCTTATATTCCGCGCCTTCCTTGTGCGCTTCTTCTTCTAAGAATATCGGCGCTTCAAGCGCGCCCGCCGTGATCGTTTCAGTTTTGGCCTTATCGACGCCGTACACTGAAATGCGCTGGTCATCCGGCGAGTAATTGACAATGATCGAACGGAGCGGATGAAGTCTTGGCATCAGTACCCCCTGCACTGTTGATAGTTATCGAAAGCGTTTGCCCTGCAAAGCGCCAAGCCGCGTTCTCCCGACATCGGGCCGGCCACCGCAGTACACAAATCAAGCGCTCGTTCGTATTCCGCGTAACAGTCAGCCTCCTGTCCCTCGCTAACCCCACGCGCCGCTATTTCCATTACATCATCTGATAGCGTGCTTTCGCCTAGCTCGAACGGTTCCGCATCGCCAAGCGGCGTTGATTCAGTCGCGGCAAAGCCTTCCGACAAGTCCGGTACGCCGTAGCGGCTGATCCATCCGGCCTGGGCGAACATCGGCAGAAACAACGCAGGCGCGTACGGCCGCATGCATCATCGCCAGATTGTTTGCATCGTGCCAGATGTCCCAATCGGCCGCTGACGTGTCGGGCACATCGGGCCACGGTTCCTTTGTGAATGGTACTTCGTCGTAGTTGTCCACGCCCCAAAATCCTGATTCCTTGCGGGCTTGCGTCGCGACGTAGCCGCCGCGATACTCGGCTTCGCGCTCGACAATGAACACGTCGCCTTTCCATACCGCCCGCCGCAGCGCATCGAGCGTGTGATGCGCATTGCCCTTGCGGAAGTACGGAAACGACGCAATCAAGAAATCCTCGATGCGTTGAACCAGGTCGGCGTTGCGCTCCCATACATCGGGATGTACCGCGTCGAGCATCTTGCGGCCCGCTTCAGCGGCCGCTTTCTTTTCGGGGTCGGGATTGAAGATAGAACCCATGCGATAGTGGCTCGCGAGGTCCATCGTGTAACGGCGTCCACCGTAATGCGTGAGCAATGCAGACATTAGACGATCGGAAGCAAAAAAAAGCCCCGCCGTAGCGGGGTTAAATCGGAGGAAGGCATCTGCTTTGAATAAAGCATATGTTTATTCGGCGACGCCGAGCCATCAGAAAATTCCGAATCCGAAAATGGCGTATCGATTTGATCCATGACCAGTGATCGAACGTCTCGAACGTCTTATCTGAGGACACTCACGGCGATATATGAGATAGCTGTCCCGCTATACTCGGCGCCGGTGAAATGCCGTGAGACTTTTAATGAAGACATCTGTAGACCAAATCACTTTTACGAGTGTAGCGCCTACCCGTCTGCATCGCGTAACGCTGCTTCCTTGGGTCAGCGCACTGTCGATACTGATTGCAGGCTGCGGCCAATCCATTCCCGAAAACCTTAAACCCGCCGTCGAAAAGTATCATCTGAATGCCGTCGCTTCGAGCGATCTGACTTCAGCGGACGCGTCACGCGCGCTGGCGCAGTTAAGCCGGGAAACATGTAATCGCGATGCCATGTATCGGTTGGCGGCAAGCCTTGAAAATTCGGGATACCGGCGCGAAGCTGCCAACGCGCTTATCCAGTTCGTAGACCAGTGCGGCCGGACGGATACTTTTCTGAACGCGGCCGTGGAAGACCTCATGTCCGTGAGCGACTATCTCGCGGCGACCGTGATCGCCGATCGGCTCGTGAAAGTCGATAACATCAACCCGGACAATTACTACACTCGCGGCCGAGCCCGGGAAGGTGCGCAGGACTTTGAAAAAGCTTTGGCAGACTATATGCAGACCATCGCGCTCGTGCCCAATATGTCAAGCGTCAGCAGCAACGTGTTCATTCGGGCAGCGGACATGCACGCTAAAGCAGGACGCTACCGTGAAGCAATCAGCGTGATTCGAATGTGGACATCGGCCGAGCCCGGGCGCGCTAATCACCCGCAGGCAAGTCGGCAGATCGCCGATTATTCGGCACGTCAGTCCTGTGCGTCGTCCTATGCGTCAGGTAACGACACTTTCGCGCGCCAAGCCGGGAAAACCATTCGCGTAACAGCCTACGTTAATGGCGTCGCTGGAACCTTCATTGTCGATACGGGCGCAACGTATGTGATGTTGACTCGGACCTTTGCACAACGCGCCCATGTCTCGGTCGATGCTGCACGGAAAATTCAATTGACGACGGCGAACGGACAACGACACGGCCTATTAACAATGGCGTCGTCGGTCAAGGTTGGGCGTGTCGAGGCCGATCGCGTCGAGGTGACGGTGGACGGCCCCAAGGAATCGTCGTTGGGAAGCGGTATCGATGGCTTACTTGGACAGTCGTTCTTGTCGCGGTTTCAAACCACGTTCACGCCGACTCGTTGGTCGATTCGACCGCTGGATTTAAAAGGTTAGCGTACGGGCCTTTGCTGTACAGCACGACACAAGATCAACGGCGAACCACAGGTATCAAAAAAAACCCCGCCGAAGCGAGGTAAAGCGTCGGCGCCATCCGAGGGTGAGGTACTGCGCGGCGCTGACTCTCAACACAATGCGGCGTGCGACCGATCAGGCGCCCGCTGCGGGCTTACGCGGGCGCCCTCGCTTGCGCACCATCGGCGCGGGCGCGGCATCGCCCTGCGGCGCCGCCTGATCGACCGGCGGGGCATCATCGACCGGTGCCTTCTTGGGCGGTCGCCCGCGGCGCTTGGCGGGAACGAAAGGCTTCACCGCTGCCATGCGGGCCGCGCGTGAGGGCGGCGGCGGGACTGGCGGCGGTGGCGGCGGAATCGGCCCTTCAAGGCTTGCGAGCCATGCGCGTAGTTGCCCCGCGCGCCAATATATCTGTCGCGGGCCGAGTCGGATGCCGCTCGGATACCGGTTCTGGGCGACGCCATCGAGCCACGTCGCGCGCGCCATCGGGACGATCCTTAGAACGTCCGACAGCCGCAGTAGATGACCGTCCGGCAGCGCTTCGAGCGCGAGCGGCGGGTCCGGCGTGCAAGTGTCCTTGTCCTTAGACATGATCGGATTCCTCCGTACGTGCGTCGTCCTGTGCGTCGTCCTGTGCGTCGTCCTGTGCGTCGTCCTGTGCGTCTTGTTCGTCGGCGAAGGATTCGGACTTGGGCGGTGCGGTCAGCGTCGCCTGCATGGTCCGACCAAGCATCAGCGCGAGTCCGTCCATCAGTTCGACCTGTACCCGTTCAGCCACCGCGATGGTGCCGCCTTCTTGTGGCGTGAGCTTCAGCCCATGCACGCGCGCGCCCACGAATATCAGATCGTCGGCGTCGTCGGCGTACAAATCCTCGTCGGGGTCCGTGCCTGGATGCAAGACGAAGGTGACCCCCTTGTGATCGCATTGCCACGTCAGCCGTCCGAGCGCGGGATAGCGCAAGTGCGTGAGGTCGGGCTTACCGTCCTGCGCCTCGTAGAGCGTCGCGCGCAGCGTCGGCGATAGCTGATCCAATACCTCGCCCGCAAAGAAGCCTGTAAGGTCGATATCGGCCATCGTGCGCTGTTCGTCGCCGTGATACTCGACGCGCAAATTGATATGCGAGACTTTGACCGGGTGCCGTGTGAACGTAAGCATGAGTGCGTCTCCTTAACGGGCGTCGAAGTCGGCCACGCGAGCGCGGAAAATCTCGCTCAGTTCCGCGCGTTGTGCTTCGACGCGCACGTAGCGAATCAAATCGCCTGCTGTGTCGAGGTCGTCACGAGTGCGGGCGGCTTCGAGCGCGGCGCGCACTTCCGCGTAACTCGCGATCATCTCGCCGGTGTCGGCATCGGTCTGCACGCCGGGCAACTCGGACTGAGCCATTGACGGCACATCGGCAGCATTCGCGGCATCGGCCGGCGCCGCGTCGGAAGCCGTCGGCGTCGCGGGCGTCGATTGCGTTTTGCTCGCGCTCGGCGTGCGGCGCATGCGCTGCTTGACGCGTTCTGTGCGCGAGCCGCCCGCCGCCGCGCCCGCTGCATCGTTGCCTTCGGCGCTCGTGGAAACGGCGGGCGAGTCGAACCATTCGCGGGGTTCGCTCATGCCGTCGCGCAAGCTGTTGTAGATGCGCCGCAGCTGTACGACTTGCGCGGGCGTGATCGCATCGAGCCGCCGCTGGATGCGCTGCTCGATGTGTTCCTTGGTGACGCCATATTCGCCGAATTTCTCGACCATCGCGGCGAGCGTCGTGGGGGTCACTTCGACATTCGTCTTCAGCGTATTTTCGCACTGCTTCACTGCCGCTTCGATCACGTCGCCATCGATCACGGCGAGGATGCAGGCGCGCTTGCGCCGCGCGCCGACATTGGCGATTGCCTCGTAAATGTCGCGTTCGTCGGTGAGCGCATAGCCGCCTAGCTTGGTGTCGCGCCAGTGCCGAACCGTGAAACTCTTGACCTCGCGGTAGTTGGTTTCGAGGTCCCACGCATAACTCATGCACTCGCTCACGCCGTCGCGCCGCGTAAGTTCCTTGACGCCCGCTTCGAGATTGCCCCAGCGGCGCGCGATGGTTTCCGCGAGCCGGATCGACGGGCCGGAAATATCGTTGCCCCCGCGCGCATAGGCATAGGTTGCATGTTCGGCGAGCGTCGCGCGCATGCAGTCTTGCAAGATGCGATCCATTGCGCGGCGCTGGTCGCGCGGATTCGCGCGCGCCACGATCAGCGCGGCCTGCACTTCGGCGATGCCCTTCTGCGTTTCGACCGCGACCACTGCGCCGCTCGGTGCGGGCGTGCCGCCGCCCGCGAACGGGTTGCCTTGGGTGACATCATTCATGATGCGTTGCTCCTTTGGCCGTAGGTTTGGCTTTGATATAGCGGCAGTCCATGTAACTGCACGGCTCGACCGGATACCCGGCGCGCTCGATCAGCTTGCGGCGATATGCGCCGGCGCCGCTCGGCAACACGCCGACAGCGGCGTCGCCCATCGCGTGCAGGATATGAGCGCGCGCGCCTTCGCTGATCGCTTTGTACCGGTTCATTGCCTCGTCAGCGTCGAGCTTGACCGTGTGCCATTGCGCGATGTCGGCGTCGAGGTCGATCGTCTCGCCGTTGGTGCCTGGGTGGAGTTGCTTTAAGAGTCGCACCGCGCTTGCGTGCTGGAAGTCGAACGGTGGCGGCTCGCGCGACTCGACGCGCCGCCAGAATTCGTGTTCGCCGTCGATCATCATGTCTTCCAGTGCCGCGTCGCGCTCGATGACGTAGGTCCGTAACGCGTTGCCGCCGACCAAGGCGGCAAGGTGCCAGACGTCGTAATCGAGTACCGCCATGTAGTGCGCGCATTGCAGCAGGTACGGGGTCGGCACTTCATCGGTGCCCGGCTCGCCCCACTCGCCGAATCGATACCCGTAGGTATCGACGTTCTTGCATTCGAGGCCCGTGCGCCGCCCTTCGATCAGGCGATCGACATTGGCGAGCATCCAAGGGTATTTCGGGTGCCGCACGATGACGTTCTTGCGGCGTACCCGTACGTCATGCGTGCGCGCGTACTCATTGGCAATCACCGCTTCGAGTACGCGACCGAAGCGCATGCGGGCATTGTCTTCGATCACGGCGACTTCATCGGGCGCTTGACCCGTCTTGATGAGGAACAGTTCGTAGGGCGTGCGTTGCGGGTGCTGCCCGAGCGCGGCGGCGGCGTCGGACCCGCCGATGCCGCCTCGACGCTGCGCGTGCCAGTTGTCGCGTGCGTTCATAACGGGCTGATCGCGCAGGGCGCCGCCGCCCGCGCGAGCGTGACGCGTTCGGCGGCGGCGCTGCTCGATGTGACTGCGCGCCTTGGACTGTGAGCGCGCGCGATGACCACGCCCGCCGAACTCGCCATTTCTGCGCAAGCGCTCGCGCGCGACGTATCGGCCGCGTGTACCGATCCAGGCGACGCGATCCGCACGCTCGGCGCGTGGGCCGCTTCGATGGCGCCGCTTGCCTCAGATGGCGCGGTTCCCTCGATGACGGGTGCGACGCGCGACGTGCTGCGGCGTGCGGCGCTGATCGAAGGCGCGCGCGCGGTCGCACGCTATCAGCCGTCGTCATATGACGACGCCGCCGCGCTGCGCGAAGCAGTCTGTACATGGCTCGATGCTGAAATCGCGATTGCAGGCATGCAAGGCGCGGATGCGACCTTTGAGAGCCTGCGCGTGCTGCGCGCGGCGGTCGTCAATGACCTCACGCAGCGCGGCGCGCAACTGTCGCGCATGGCGCCGGTGACGCTCAATGCAACGCTACCCGCGAGCGTCGTTGCGCAGCGGCTCTATCAGGACGTGACGCGCGCCGACGGGCTGATTGCGCAAGTGGACCCGGTACATCCGGCCTTCATGCCGCCGCGCTTCATGGCGCTGAGTGAATGAGTACCGTCCCGACAGTCTCCCACGGCGCCGATGAACTGACGCTCGCGGCCAATAATTTGCACGTCTCGGGCTGGGAGGAAATCACGGTTTCGCGCGGCGTCGAGCGCTTACCGGCGTCTTTCGATGTGTCACTGACCGAACGCTATCCGGGCGAACTCGCGCCGGTCGTCGTGCGGCCCGGCGATCCGTGCAAGGTGTCACTCGGCGCCGATGTCGTGATTGACGGCTATATCGACCGTTACGCGCCGAGTCTCGATGCCGGTTCGCACCGGGTACAGATCGTCGGGCGCAGCAAGTGTGCAGACCTCGTTGATTGTTCCGCTGAGTATCCGAGTTGCCAGATCGTCAACGCGACCGTGCTTGACGTCGCGAAGCAGCTGGCGGCGCCGTACGGAATCAGCGTCACGGCATTAAGCGATGTGGGCGCGCGCATCATTCAGCATAACGTTTCGCTTTCTGAAACCCCGTATGACGTGATCGAGCGTCTATGCCGGGCGGCGGCGCTGCTCGCCTATGACGGCGCGGACGGCAATTTGATTCTCGCGCGCGCGGGCGTTACGGAAGCGGCAAGCGGCTTTACCGAAGGGGTGAATGTGCAGGCCGCGAGCGTGACATTTTCACAGGATCAGCGGTTTTCCGAGTATGTCGCGGTACGCATGGCGATGGACGTACTTGCTGATGTCGGCGAGGGCGGGAACCTGCTCGGCACCGCCTACGACAAGGGCGTGCAGCGGCATCGGCGGCGCGTGCTGATCGCGGACGCGCAAGGCGACCAGATGCTTGCGGTACAGCGCGCGCAATGGGAGGCCGCACGGCGCTTTGGGCGCTCTGGACAGGTGTCGATAACGTGCGATAGCTGGCGGGACGCTGCCGGGGCGCTGTGGACCCCCAATACGCTCGCGCCGGTCCACATTCCGACGCTGAAACTCGATGGGCGCAAGTGGCTGATTGCCGATGTCTCGTACCGGCGTGGCGCGTCGGGTACCACGTGCGAACTATCACTGATGCCGCCTGAGGCGTTCGCGCCGCAGCCAATCAACCTGTACCCGACGCTATCGGATGTTTATGCCGGCATGGCGTCGCCGAAGGCTTATCCACGATGACCGCCGAACTGATGCAGGCGCTTGAACGCACCTACCGGCGCGTGATGCTCGCGGTCGGGCGCGGGCGCGTCGCGACCGTCAGCGACGCGGGCGCGGTGCAGACCGCGCAAGTCAAACTGGGCGAACTCGAAACGCGCGATAACACCCCGCGACTTTGCGAATACGGGTTCGCATCGAATCCGCCGGTGGGCAGTGATGCCATCGTGCTGTTCGTCGGCGGCGATCGTAGCAATGCGGTGATCGTCGCGACCGGGCATCAGGCGTCGCGCAAGCGTGATCTAAAGTCCGGCGAGGTCGCGATCTACGACACGCGCGGGCAATCGGTCTATCTGACGGCGGCGGGAATCGTCGTGCGTGGCGCTGGTCTGCCGGTGACGATTACCGATACGCCACGCGTGACGATCGATGCGCCCGATCAGGTCGCGCTGAACACGGCATTGCTCAAGGTCAGCGGCGATATCCTCGACAACGCGGGCGGCGCTCGCGCTGCAAACTCCATCACGATGCGCCAGATGCGCGAACTGTATAACCGCCACCGCCACAGCGTACCGAACATCGAGGGCGGCGGCGATACCGCGCAGAGCGAACCGCCCGACACGCCGCAAGGCATCAAAGACGCCGCGCCATGACCGACACCACAACGCTTTGGCATGTCGAGCGCGCGCACGGCGACTGGCTGCTAGTCGGCCCGGCGCTACTGGCCGGTGACGATCTGGCGACCGCGATTCTGATAAGCATTTTTACCGATCGTCTCGCGCGCGCCGAAGACGTGATCCCGGATGGCTCGACTGACCGGCGCGGCTGGTGGGGCGATACCGACGCACGCTATCCGATCGGCTCGCGGCTCTGGCTGCTCGATCGCGCCAAGCAAACCGACGCTACGCTAATGCGCGCGCGTGACTACGTGGTCGAAGCCTTGCAATGGTTGATCGATGACGACGTAGTCGCGAGCTTTGATATCCACGTCGAATGGACACGCGCTAGTTTTCTCGGCGTACAGGTGATCGCGCACCAGCCGAGCGGCAAGACGCACCAGTCATTTTATGCGTGGGCGTGGCGCGCGCTTTCGTGACCTTCTGACTGTCCTTCTGACCGTCCTTTCCGTTTCCCTCGATCATGCCCTTTGCGCGTCCCACGCTGGCGGATTTGCGCGGGCAAGTCGCGCAGGATATCGCCGCGGCGCTGCCCGGTGCCGATTCCCTACTGCGGTTCTCAAATTTGGGCGTGACCGGCGATATCCTCGCCAATCTCACTTACCTGCATTACGGGTATCTCGACTGGATTTCTAAGCAGGCGGTACCGTGGACCGCGACGGATGAATACCTCGAAGGATGGGCCGCGCTGCGCGGGGTGACACGCAAGCCCGCCACGACCGCGCGCGGTGCAGTGCGATTTCACGGCACACCGGGAAAGACGATCAGCGCGGGCAGTGCGATCGTGCGCGGCGATGGTGTCGTCTATACGACCGACGACGCCGCGCAAGTGGGGGCAGACAATACGGTCACGGTCCAGGCGACGGCACTTGCCGACGCGGCGGGATTGACCGGCGCGATTGGGAATACAGCGGTGGGCGTGGCAATGACGCTCGCCCATGCGACTGATGGCGTGCAATCTAACGGCGTCGTGGTCGTGCCTTTTACGGGCGGCGCGGACCTCGAAAATAACGACGCGTTGCGCGCGCGCATGCTCGCGGCCTACTCGCAGGACGGCACCGGCGCCACCGCAAGCAATTACGCAGTATGGGCGCTCGAAGTGCCCGGCTGTACGCGTGCCTGGGTCGTGCCGCACGGCTACGGCGCGGGGTCGGTGGTAGTCTACGTCATGTATGACGAAGCCAACGCCGCGACGGGCGGCTTTCCGGTTGGAACAGATGGCGTGTCGCGCTTCGAGGCGGGGCCGGGTGGACTGCCGCGCGCGCCGGTCGCGACCGGCGACCAAGGCACGGTCGCGGATTATCTCTATCCGCGCGAGTCGCCGACCGCGCTCGTGTTCGTCGTTTCACCGCTCGCGCAGCCGATCGCGTTCACGCTCGCGGGCGTGCCGCTCGCGCTACAGGATGCAGTCAGCGCGGCGATTGCGGCGACGCTGCGTAGCGAAGGCTCGCCGATATCGTCGGTCGTGGCGCTGTCGGACATCTGGCGTGCAATTGCACGCGTGCCCGGCGTGCGCGACTTCCTGATCTTGTCGCCGAGTGCGGATATTCCCGTTAGTGCGGGCCATCTGCCGGTACTCGGCGTAGTGACGTGGGCGTAGCGCGAGGGCGAAATCTGATGCGCGCTCCCCACTACACCGCGAGCGACTTCGTACGCGTCTTGCAAGCGCTCTTGCCACGCGGGCGTGTCTGGCCGCGCGATCACGATACGACCATTACGGCGACGCTCGAAGGGCTCGCGCCGACCTATGCGCGACAGACCGAGCGCGATGCGGCGCTGCTCGATGACGCGTTCCCGGCATCGACGGTCGAGCTTCTGCCTGAATGGGAATTGACGGTCGGGCTTCCCGACGCCTGCTCGGAACTCGCGCCGACGCCCGCCGCGCGCCGCGCACAAGTAGTCCGCAAACTCACCGGCGCTGCGGATGACTCGCGCGCGTTCTTTGCGGACTTGATCGCGAGTCTCGGCTTCACTATGACGATGACTGAGTATCGGCCCGCCCAAGCAAGCGTCAGTCGCGCGGGCGATCGCGTCTATTCGCAAGAGTGGGCGTTCGTGTGGACGCTCACGGAGATTCAGGCACCGCGCTTTGAAGGCGCGCGCGCGAGCGCACAAACCGATCTCGCGCGGCTGCATCTTCAATGCCTGATCAACCGCTACGCGCCCGCGCATATCGTGACGCAGTTTGTTTTTCCAGAGTAGCGCATATGTACTACATCGATGACAAGGATGCGGTCGCAACGCGGCCGGCGCCCGCGCCGCTTCAGACGCCGGGCTGGTTTTGGTCGGGCGATATCTACAACAGCAAGCCGCCGACGCTGATTACCGCTGACTGGCTCAACACGATACAGGGCGAGATTGCCAACGTCATCGTGTCGGCCGGGATTGCGCTCGACAAGGCAAACAGCGCGCAACTGCTCGCCGCGCTCCAAACGATGTTCGCGGGCGCGGGCGGCGCCGTCGCCTGGGCGACGATCACCGGCAAGCCGAACACCCTTGCCGGATACGGCATCACAGACGGCCAAATCAAGCTCGGCTTTACGCCAGTTCAACAGGGAACGGGCATCGGGCAAAGTAGCAACACGGTCAAAATCGGGTGGGCCGCTGGTCGCGGCGTATTAGTCACGGTGGACTCGACCGACTTTGGTCCGATGGTTTTTCAGAACGACCTGCAACCGCTGCGGGATATGGATGCGCAGCTTGTCAACAACGCGGTCTTAGCCAATGAATACGCGGATGGAATCAACGAAAAGGCCGACGCTGCGATCGCCAACGCGAACACGCGCGCGCCGATCCGCAACCCGAACAACGCGGGTTTCGGGTATGTCGTCAGCGACGGGAACCACAAAATCACGATCGACTGGGACAGTAACAGCAGCTTTTGCAATCTCTACGTAGACACGAGTTTTCAGGGGGGGGTGATACACACCAACAATATTCAAGCGGAGATGAACAACCGCATAGGCGCCGCGAGTGCAGCAGGCATCGCCGCGAATGGGCTAGGTTCGTACGCGATATCGAATAAGGCCGGTGTCGTTTTCGGGAACCTGTATTCGGGCGCGGACCTGAGTCTAGCGGCGGGGACATGGCGCTGTATGAATTCGACACAGACTCAAGGCGGATTTTGGGTCGGGCTCTTTCATCGCATTGCATGAGCATAAGCATGAACGCGAAGATCAAAAGCACGAAAGCGACGCGGTCTAGCGACGCTGCAACGAGGTATGTGCAGCCGGGCGACGAAGCCGCCGCCGCCGAAGCCGCCTCCGCCGATGAAGTCGAGCCGCCGACGCCGGTCTATTCGACCGTGACTGATCCGGTATGGGCCGACGCTGGGCATTCCCGCATCGACTGTCAGGTGCAATTCATTCACCTGTCCGAGCCAGCGCCGTTCACGGCATCGCCGGTTGATAGCACGGCGCACGGTCGCGAGATATTCGAGCGATGCGCGGCGGGGGAATTCGGTTCCGTCGCCGAGTATGTTCCATCGGGCGACGAACTCGCCGCGGCGCGTGACCGGCTGATGGCGGCGGTCAGTCGAGACATTACGATGCTGGCCGAGTCGATCGAATTCGGCATGGCGGACAAGGGGGACGACAAGCGCTTAGAAGCGCTGCGGCGTTACCGCGTGGCGTTGTATCAGACGGACCTGTCCGACCCCGCAACGGTCAGCTTGCCGTCGCCGCCCGAGTCATGAAGGCGTGCCTTCTGCTCGCGCTCGTGCTGACGCTGCTATGCGCGCTCGCTGTTGCGGGCTGCACGCTCATCTACATACAAGGCGATAACAACTACGTCAGCGACGCGGGCGGGCATGGTGGCGGCGTGGCGCTGCGCACCGCGCCGCTGATTGATACGTGGCAAGATCAGGCGAGCCCGCGCAACGACAAGTAGGCGGGCTCACGCACGCGTCGTCATTGGCAGTGACGACGCGGCGAGGTAGTTCGTGGATCAGTGCTGCGATGTATCGATCTGCAGCAGCTGTTCTAACGCGGCTAAATCGACGCTAACGCTCGCGGCGGCTGCCGCAGGTGCGGACTCGACGCCTTTTGCGACACTCTCGCCTTCGACGCTGCGCGGGCCTTCCGCAAGGTCCTTCAACGACGCTTCCACTGCCTGTTCAGACGTTGGCTCCTTCTTTCCTTCTGCCGCCTCAGGCGTCGTGACGTTGTTCATGAAGCGTTCGAACGCCATATCATCCGCACTGCGGTCGTGCAGCAGTTCCGCATAAGACATCTTGGACGTGATCGACTTTGGAGTGGGCGCCGCTTCTTCCACGATCGCAGCGCTCTGCGGCATAAGGAGGGATCGGGGCGCGGCGTAGTCTCCGATATAGCCGGGCTCGCCGGGGAAGTGAACTTCAATGTCCGGTTTCGGCAGTTCGCCCGGTACGAGTGGCTGCGGAAAATACACCATCGAGTAGTTATAGCCGTTGCTGGATGTCCAGCCCGAAGGCGAGCCGGTTCCACCAGACGACCCACCGCCCGAGGGGGTCGCGTCAAAGTGCGG